AATGAAAGCAAAAACCTTTGAAAACCTAATTAGAAAAGTAGTTAGAGAAGAAATCGATTATGCGTTACGTAGAGAAATAAAAACACTTAAAGAAGATTTACGTGATGAATTAAAACCAACAATAGTAGAACACACTGAAAGAACGGCTGAAGTACCAAACAACCCAATGCCTGAAACAGCAAAAAATTCTTTAAGAGAAAAAATAATGGGTACACAACCTATAAAAAAGAAAAACTTTACAAGTGATCCTGCATTGAATGCTCTTTTAAATGAAACAGCAGCAGGGGATACAAACACAGAAAGAGGAAATGCTCCAGGATTACCTGTAGAATCAATGCCTGCTCCTGTTCAAAAAGTTGTAAATAGGGATTATAGGGATTTAATGAAAGCAATTAATGGTAAAAAAGGAAAAGCATAATAAATGGCTAACGTAAGAAATTATATACAAATAAACCCAATAGACACAGAATCAAACATAGCTGTTGGGGTATCTCTTCCTTATAATGGGTCATCAGTATTTAATTCAACTTACACCACTCAAGAACAGATGAAAAGTAATATGTTAAATGTATTACTCACAGAACCAGGCGAAAGAATCTTCAAACCAGATTTTGGTGTTGGTCTAAGAACATATCTTTTTGAAAATTTCACAGATAAAGAAGATCTAACTGATAGAATAAAAGACCAAGTAAATAAATATGTACCTCAAGTAGAACTAACAGGGGTAAATATTGATAAAAAACCAGATAGCCATAAACTACAAGTTAGTGTATACTATAGAACAATAATAAGTAACCAACAAGATGCTATTCAAGTTAATTTTTTAGCTGATAGGGGGTCAAATGAATCATCTCCAGGTGTAGGTGGGTATTAAAATAAAAAAATATGGCATATAATAAAATATCAAATAAAACACAAGAAAAAGATATAAAATACCTAAATAAGGATTTTAATAGTTTTAGATCTGATTTATTAGAATTCTCAAAAACATATTTTCCAGATACTTTCAACGACTTTACAGAAGGATCACCAGGATTAATGTTTATGGATATGGCAGCTTATGTAGGAGATGTTTTATCTTATTATGTAGATACTCAACTACAAGAAAACTTTTTAGACACAGTTCAGGAAAGAACCAATCTTTTCCATTTAGCTTATACCCTAGGATATAGACCTAAAGTAACATCAGTAGCAGCTACAAATATAGATGTATTTCAATTAATTCCATCTAAAGGAGTAACGGGCGATAAATCACCAGATTTTGATTATGCTTTAACATTAAACCAACCAGGATCTTTTCAAACAGACACAGGAATAAATTTCTCTTTACAAAATAAAGTAGTATTTTCACATTCTTCTTCTTTTGACCCAACAGACATAAGTGTATATTCTTTAGACGCTAACGGAGAACCATTTTATTACCTACTTAAAAAATCTACACCTGTTATATCAGCAGAAAGAACAGTAAAATCTTTTGAAGTAGGAGATATACAAAGATTTTTAATATTAAATTTATTAGACTCTGAAATAATATCAATAGAATCTATAGTAGATTCAGATGGAAATGAATACACAGAAGTCCCTTATTTAGCTCAAGACACAGTATTTGAAAACATATCTAATGTTCAAGGTAATACAACTTCTTTATATGAACATTATAACGAAACCCCTTATTTATTAAAAATAAAACAAGTACCAAGGAGATTTGTAACAAGATTCACAGCAGACAATACATTAGAAATTCAGTTTGGGTCAGGAGATTCTTCAAAATCAGATGAACAAATTCTCCCTATACCTGATAATATAGGTTTAGGAGGAAGAGATGGAAGATCTAAACTAGATCAATCTATAGATCCTTCAAATTTCTTACATTCTCAAACATACGGAAAGGCCCCATCAAATACAACCTTAACTGTTACTTATTTAAAAGGAGGGGGAATAAGATCTAACGTATTATCACAAACTATAAACAAAATATCAACACTTTCCGTAAATAATAGACCTAATTTAAACGGTAATTTATTACAATTCTGTAAAGAATCTTTAGCATGTTCAAACCCAGAACCAGCCACCGGAGGAGGACCAGGAGACAACACAGAAGATATCAGATTAAATACCTTATCTAATTTCGCAGCACAACAAAGGATAATAACCAAAGAAGACTATATGGTAAGAACTTTATCTATGCCTTCTATTTATGGTAGTGTATGTAAAACCTATGTGGTTAAATCGTCAGAATTAACAACCACAAATACATCACTAGTAGCAGAAAGTTCTCAAATATCTTCTAATTTATATATTTTAGGGTATGATAATGAGAAAAAACTCACACCATGTAACACCGCAACAAAAACAAATCTATCAACATATTTAGATTATTACAAACCTTTAACAGACTCCATTAACATAATGGATGCTTTTGTAATAAATTTAGGTATCGAATTTGAAATAACAACATTTAAAAATAATAATAACCAACAAGTATTATTAGATTGTATATCAGATTTAAAAAACTATTTTAATATAGATAAATGGCAAGTCAATCAACCTATTATAGAATCAGAAGTATACAACTTAATAGGTAATGTAAAAGGAGTACAGTCAGTAATAAATGTAAAATTTATTAACAAATCAGGAGAAGAAACAGGATATTCAAGGTTCAGATACGATTTCCCTTCAGCCACTAAAGATGGTATAATATATCCTTCTTTAGACCCATCAATATTTGAGGTAAAATACCCTAATACAGATATTAAAGGTAATATAAAACAATACTAAAATGGCATATTATTCAATATTTCCCGAAAAAGATACAACACTATATAGTCACCCAGACCGTATAAACATGAATACAGGACGTGATGAAATCCTTGAATTAGTAGAGGAAAAAGCAACAACAGGAAACACATACTACACTTCTCGAATTTTAATTAAATTTAATAATGAAGAAATAAAAGACGTCTTCCAAAATAAACTTCCGGGTACAACATCTACCCCATACCACTTGGCAGGAGACGCTGCAACAGGATATCCTAGAGTAATGCTTAACTTATACGCAGGAGAAAATAAAAGCTTAACACAAGGGCATATTATTGAAGCCTATCCCTTATCCGAATCGATGGGGTGGGAAGAAGGAACAGAAAGATACACAGCAACCCCTCCTTCAGTTACAACAGGAAGTAGACAATCAGCAAATGGAGCTACATGGGTTTATAGGAACGAAAGTACAGGATCAGCTTGGCCTGTTGGAATAAGTTCTCCCTTTAATTCTGGAGCAACAGGATCTTATACCACATCACCTGGGGGAGGAGTATGGTATACAGGACCAGATTTTAGAGCAGAACATTCATTTTACGCGGACGATGATTTAGATATTAATATGGATGTAACAAATATTATGACAAAAATCAGCAGGTCTCTTTTTCAATCAACAACATACCCATCAGGAATTACTAATAATGGTTTTATAATTAAAAAACCTAGAGCAACGGAGGAAGATGGTTTTGGTTTTGGAGAACTACAGTATTTTTCTTCAAATACCCATACAATTTATCCACCAAAATTAACTTTTAAATGGGATGATTCGTCTTATTCCCATAGTGGTACTACTTTAACTAGTGGGGACATATTTTTAGCTTTACATAATAATAAAGCAGAATTTCAAAGAAAATCTAAACAACGTTTTAGAATAACAACAAGAAAAAGATACCCAGACAGAACATTTACAACAAGCTCAAACTATTTAGAAACCTCATATTTACCTTCAACAAGCTATTATAGTGTAAGGGATGCAGAAACAGATGAAGTAATAATTCCTTTTGATACTTCATATACAAAAATGAGTGCTGATAGTGATGGTATGTATTTTGATTTATGGATGGAAGGATTTCAACCTGAACGTTATTATAAGTTAATGTTTAGAGTTGATAATAATGATGGTATTAATATACATGATGAAGATTATTTCTTTAAAATAGTAAGATAATGAAATTAACTAAAAAAACATACTTATCAACAGAAGCTGATAAATTAATAGATAGAAAATTTAATGAATTAGGTAAAAAAAGAAACGCAATAAATGTTTCCAGTTTTTTTCAAGCATATAAAGAAATATTCTTTAGAATACCTAAAAAAGGAACAAATTCTCATACTACATTATACCAAGAAAGTGGACAATTTATAGAAAATCCAGAATCATCTAATTCACAAAAGGTAAAAAGATTAAATAAACAATTAAAAGAATTACAATCTAAAGTATCAGAATTAGAACATAAAAATGAAATGTTAAAATCTACAAATGTATCACAAGAGCTTGAAATTCGTGAACTTAAACAACTTTAAAAAGTAAAATGGCAAATTTAGTTGAAGAAAAATCTATATCAAGAGTAGATGCAAAAAACATCGAAGATTTAAACGCTGTTTTAGTAGGCAGAAGATTTGGTAGGCCTGAAGATTACATAGAACTATTTATAACAGATTTAAATAATAACATATTATTTAAAAATCTAAACTTTAAAGAATATAACACAGGACAAAACACACAAGGATTAGTAGATGAAATAAATATAGATACCCTTAGTATATTAAATAGTAGCGGCTTCTTTACAGGTAGATATAAAGTTCATGTTAATATTCAAAAAAGAAAGATACATAACACAACCACTCCTGCCTTCCAAATAAAAGAAATATCAGGAACTCGAACAGAATTATCTTTGTCCACTTTAGAGGGGGGAAATACTACTTTAGATTCTAATTCTAGAAATTTTATATCACAAATACAAAACTCTACATATTTTAGAGATTTTACTTTAAATTTCGGTAATAATGTAAATATAACAGCTGTAAATATAGATATAGATAAATCTGATCCTAGTGAATTTTTATTAAATATCAAATTATTAAAATCCCTACCAGGAAATATAACAGAGGGGGATAAGCTAAATATAGTAGAAGATATAATAGAACCCTTAGTTGTAACTTATGATTTGGGTTCTCTACCCCCAGTAGATACAGGTATTCCTTTAAGAGGTCCAAACTTTAAAATAGGTATAAGATTAAATAGCTCTGTTCCTACCGCTTTTAAGTCCTATGATGATGTATTAGCAACTGAAACTACTTCTTCTTATCAAAAACTTATATCTAAATTAGATGGGTACGAAATTCCAGAAATAGATTATAGTTACGTAAGACCTATAGATTCATCATCAATAGATTTTGAAACAGTAACTCCTTCTCATTTTGAAAATTTTGTACATTTTGGTAGTGCAACTGAATTATTAAAAAACTTTGAATATAAATTAAAACTAATAGAAGTATATAATCACCAACTACAAGATCTATACAACATACCAGGAAATACACTATCATCAGTAGTAACCACAAATGCTACAGCATCTATATTAGATAAAAAAGATAAAATAATCCAAGGATTTAATGGATATGAACAATTCTTATATTTTAATTCCGGAAGTATATATTCATGGCCAAAAACAACAACAACAGAACCTTATTTATTAGCATCTACTACATCTGAACAAGCTAAAATTTGGTTAGGAGATAGTAATTCTTATAATAACGCTTATTATGGGGGTCAGTTATTATCATCATCTGTCTTTGATTCACAAAACCCAAATAGATTATTTAAATTAACTCCTACTTTTATAGGGGATAGAGATGAAAACAGACCATTTGAATTATTTTGTGATATGGTTGGTCAACACTTTGATCCTATATGGACACATATTAGAGAATATACTCAAATAAGAGACAATAGTCACACCTTAGGGATTTCTAAAGATTTAGTTTATTATGCTTTACAAAGTTTAGGAATAGAGGCCTTCGACCAGTTTGAAAATGAAGACCTAATGTCTTACATATTTGGGACCCCTTTAATACCCCAAGATACCTCTACAGTTATTACTGCTACATCAGAAATAATTTCTAAACAAGACTTAACAAAAGAAGTTTGGAAACGTTTATACCATAATGCCCCTTATCTTTTAAAAACAAAAGGCACAGCTAGGGGATTAAGGGCTTTAATTAATTGTTATGGTATTCCTGGTTCTTTATTGGATATAAAAGAATTTGGTAGTTCAAACCCAGATCAAGATAAATTTAAATTATATACATACGAAAAATTTAACCAAGTAATAGCGGGGGATTCTTTAGATGGTACTAAAAGGGGTATGTTTATACAAACACAATGGAGTAGTTCTAATACTAATGCTTTATCTTCATCAGCTAAAACAGTAGAATTTAGAATAAAACCAACAAGGTTAGAAAAAAAACAACATCTGTTTTCGTTAACATCACAAATATTAGGAACCCAAACAGGTTCAGATATACATTTAATTTTACAACCATATACAAGTAGTGATGATTTTTATACAACAGATGATAGAAACCAATTTGGAAGATTAGAATTACAACAATTTACAGAAAGTATATCAAATACGGAATATTTCAACATATATAATAAAGAATTTTGGGATATAACAATATCAACCGATGGTATATCGGGTAGTGATTCTACTATTACCTATGGAGCTTACCAAGCTAACCATTTAAGAGATGTTTTACATTACACCCAATCAACAGCAGTATCAGAAAAAACAAACGCAGAATCTTTTGGTAATCCTTATTATAATGGATTTTCTCCAGGAGTAGCTAATGCATTTATAGGGGGTATAAAAGACACAATATTAAATGGTATTAGTACAAGTTCATTATATACTAATAAAGAAACAAGTTCATTTGATTTAGGATATGAAGGATCTCTATCAGAAATTAGATATTATTTTGGAGAACAACTATCACACAAAACATTAGAACTACATGCATTAGAACCTTTATTATATGGGGGTAATTCAATTTCTTCATCTTACGATCATTTAATATTAAGATACCCACTTTCTTTTGAATTATCATTAATAAACGAAACAGACAACCAACTACCCTCATCATCATATGCGTGGAATTCTTTACCAGCTCCCTTAACCCCAGGAGGAACAACACTAACAGGACCTATTACAGGGGGTGCTGTTATAAGTGCAAGTGGATATTACGAAACAGGCTCAGCACCTTATCAAGGTATGGCAAACCAACCTTCCTCATATGGTGGATATAGTGGA